AACATAGAGAATTTAAAAATAATAATAATACGATATTTGTATCTTTACATGGAAATGCTTTTGGTGCAAACAACGTAAAAGGGTTTGAAGTATTCACTTCACCGGGAGTGACAGATTCAGATAAAGTGGCAAGAGAAATACTTTTAAGGTGTGAAAAAACAGGTTTGTTTAATATGCGTTACAATAATTCTCATGCTTACCTTAATAAAGAAGCAAGATTTAGTGTACTTACAGGAACAAAAGGTAAGGCAGTATTGGTAGAGGCAGGGTTTTATACAAATAAAGAAGAAGCAGCATTTATGCAATCAATAGAAGGTTTAAATTTAATATCTTCTATTATCGTTGAAGGAATAGAAAATTATATACAAGGAGAGATGAAATGACAAAGTTTTATTTAAGAATAACAGCCAGTAAATTATTAGCTTACCTGATAGCTTTATGTAGTGGAATTTATGGTATATCAAGTAAAGACGGGGCCAACATGATGGTTGGTTTTGGTATTGCAGCTGGATTGTTCGCTAACAAACAATACCAAGACAGGAAAGAGGTTTTAAATAATAAAAAAGAAAGTAATGAATAAATATTTTATTATAGCATTTTTAGCATTATTGGGAATTGTTTCTGTTCAGACTTGTCAATTAAAAAAGGCAGGAGAAAAGATAGATAGAATCTCCACTAATTTTGAAGAGGTTCAGCAATCAAATAAGAACCTCTCGTTGTCTTTAAAGGAGTTTAAGGGGTATATGTCAGAACGCACAGATTCCATCCTAAAACAGGCTAAAATCAAACCAAAATGGGTAAAGGAATACACCACTATTGAGAACCATTATTACGATACCGTTAAAGTAGAAGTTCCTGTTGAACAGGTTGATACTTTCGATTATAGGTTTTTAGATAAAGGAGAATGTATATCAGTAGGAGGTGTGGTTAATATTAAGGATTCAATTCCTAAAGTAACAATAGACCACAGGGAATTTACAGACAGCTTAGATTTGATTAAGTATGTGAAGCCTAATAAGTGGTGGTTCATACGTTCAGGGTTTTTATTCGGTAAAGATGAGAAGTTTGAGATACACGGTAATTGCGGAACGTATGAATACGAAAAAATAAAAGTAATTAAAGAATAATTTTCAAATCACATATAATTTTTATATTTTTAAGGCTGAATTTAAAGGTGATTAATGGCGATAATTGAGAACATAGCAAGCGAAATAGGGGATGTGATTAGAATTAAAACAGAAGTTCCTGTTGTGGGGCTTCTGTTTCTTGATACATTCACAGATTCTACCGAAGGAGAAAGCCCAACAGCTTACTTTAATAAAGAATTTAGGTACTCTAACGATGCAGGATTAAATTTTACTGCATGGCAACAGTTGAATTTATTAAACATTCAAGACGTTGTTGTTGAGAAAAGAGACCAATTTGTACTTGAATATCGTTATGAAGTTGTTGGTTCAGAAACAGACCCGGAATTAAGATTTAATTCAATAACAGTTTCTGGTGATTTTGAGAATTTAGACTATCCTATTTATGATTCAACGGTTTTCAATCAGTTTTTTGATGTAAATGATATAAATGTTCTTAATTGGGCAATAAATGTTCTTGAAAAATTATACAGGGGTGGAATTTTACCTGAATACATAAAAAGGGGTGATTCTGTTGATAATAATGCCGCAGATAAAGACTTTATTAGTTATTGGAATACAGTTACACATTTTTTTGCATTAATTGTTTATTTCTTCCGGCAATTTGAGAACATAACAGGACAAAAACAACTTTTAAAAAGTTTCCTTTCTAATAAAGATTTAGCTCTTCCTACTGATGACAATCTTTCTGAGTTAAGTTACATTTTATACAACTATATTGATGAATACAGAAAAAGAGGAACAGAAAGGATAATTTTTAAAGAAGGAGAAAATGGGGAAGGTATAGATGGAGAATTTTTACGGTTAATTAATTGGAGAGAACATGATGAAATGTTGTTTGCTCTTGCTAATAATAGTGAAACAGGTTGGTGCTTGGGTGAAAGTTCTCCTATGTGGAGTGGAACAGAAAAGATTGTGAATCTAACTAAAGCGTTTGAATTTACAGAAGATGTTCAGGATTTGAGTAAATATCCATTGATAGATGAAAGTAGAACATCAATAGTCTATGATTCTGTTATAGATAAGAATGTTTTAAAATTTCCACTTGGTACGGGTCTTGGTATAAATGTTGGTATTGGGGTTATTAATCCAGTATCTATAGATCAGTTAATAAGAGTTGGGGAAGGGATAGATTATGAGATTTCTTTTTTTATTAAGAAAAATCTAACAAATCAGCCAGAAAATTTGTCTTTTAAGGTTATAGGCTACACAGAGGGAATGCAAAGAGTTGATAGTTTAACTCTTGATGAATTAGAGGTAAACTCATTTATAGATAGCAATATTGATGAAATTTTATTAAATAGGGATATTTATTATTACATTAGGGGTGTATTATTTAATTACGATAAAGAATATCAATCATTAAAGTTAAATTTTAGAGGGGGGAGACCTTTAAAATTACAACCAACAACTAAATATATTGATGTACAGATTTATTTTCCATCTTCAATTACTCTTGACGAAGAAGCTTCTATGTATATTTATGATTTAAAAGTTAAACCATTGAATTTACCAATGACACAGGGGTTATTGGGAACTAAAAATATTATTTTTTCATATATAAATAATAGAGGTAGATTTAATAATAATATTTTAGAAAAATTCGTTCAAGATAAATTAATTCCTTACAATAGTTGGATTAAGCCGTATTACTGGGAAGATAGTGGATTGTTACCTTCAGTTAGACAAAATATAACTTTTAATGTGATAGATACAGGAGGTAATTCTGTTGAAAATGTTAAGATAACAATATTAGATAAAGATTATTTTACTAACAATATAGGAACAGTTGTTGTTTTGTTATATAATGGAACGTATAATTTTTCTGCAAGTAAGGATAATTTTGATGTTTATTCTGGAAGTTTCCAAGTTAATGATTCTCCATTAACTATTAATATTACTTTACAGGAAGAAAATTTATACACTACTGGAACTTTGTATAACGGATATACTCTATTAGAAGCAGAATCACATAATGGTTTTATTCAAGGAATGAATATACCAACACCTTCACAAACTAAAGAATTAGAAAATTATCTTATTGATAATTTCCCTACAATAGAAGATATTGAAGGTACTCCTTATAATAACGTTGGGGCATATTTAAAATCAACAAGAAAATATCCAGACCCCTCTCCAAGATGGGTTAGTGATAGTGTAGATTTCGGTGAAGATATGTTTAGATTTTCAGCTTTACCTTCTGGCTATTCAGATTCTATTGGCAGGGTGTCTGAAATAGGGTATAGATTTTATTTTTGGGCATTTGAAAATAATTTTGGTTATAAACAATATATTGAAGAAAATGGTCACTTTAGGACATATTGGCCAGAAACTACAGATGCATTAACTGAACATTTTGGTTATTCGTTAAGATTAGTTAGAGATTTAACCGCCAACGAAATTAATGATTTTTTAGATGGGGATATTATAGAAGTTTTGTCTGATTATGATGGGAATAAATATGAGATAGTAAAAATAGGAAATCAGGGTTGGACAAAACAAGATATTGGGACTTTACATTATTTAGACGGAACATCAATAAAACATTACAACATTTCGCAATATTGGGGGGATTATGATGCACCAGCTTTAAAAAATAATAATCCTACATAAAATAAAAATATGAGTAAACTAAATATAAACAGAAAACTTTTTCTTGAACAGGAAGAACTTGTAAAATTTCAAGAATTTATTGCGGACTCTCCTTCTGAGAATGCAATAATTGGAAATACAAACTCTTGGGGGATACTTAGAACTGATTTCACTTCTGATACAGATTTCAAAGTAGAATTAGGTTCTAACGCAGGAACTATTAAGATAGCTAAAGCAGAAAATAAAGCATTGACTGCTGAAGGGAATCGGATTTTACAAAAGGCTGTAGATAATATTCAAATAACCAATGATGATTCTTGGTATTGGGTAAGAATTTCTCATGAATTTAGCAACCAAGAACCGGGAACAGTAAACATAAATATAAATGGTCAAGTTAGTGGAGATGGAACAGAATTTATATCAGTTTTAAGAGGACAGTCAACAAAAGTTCCAACAAAAGTTAGATTTGTAAAGCAAGATGGAAGCCCTGCTAATAACAGTGCTTTTTATGATGTAGTTGACGTTATTGATAATCAAAACTGTATTTTATCTTCAGCTGTAGATTTTTCAGCAGAATCAGATTTGAAGATGGTGGTTTTAGGAACAACCCCTATTGGAGAAGCACTATCTGCATCACAAGAAGAAGGTTTGTATAAATATGATAGTTGCAACCTTGAGTTAGTTCCTGAAGTTGTTACAGACACACCACCAACAAACGGTTATACTGAAGATTTGACCTTCTATATTGCAAGAGTTAAGAATAATGGAGGGACTGTCACTATTGAGGATAAAAGAACAGAATATTGGGAATTTAATATTGTTGGTCTTACAGATAAATTAAGCACATTTAATAACCTTTCAGACCTGAACGACCCAGACACAGCATTAGAGAATTTAGGATTAAGTACTGCCGGAGTAAATCTTGCTAAATTAGATGTTTTAACGGAAAATGGATATTTGAGAATAAACACGGACGGAACTGTAAGTTTGTTAACAGGAACAGGTTTTGTTTCAAGTTTAAATACAGCACTTTCAAATGTTTTTTTAAAGAAAAGTAACAACCTTAGTGATTTAACAGATAAGGCTTCTGCAAGGAGTAATTTGGATGTTTATAATAAAAGTAGTATAGATACTTTAAATTGGGCTCAATTATCAGATAATTCTAATGCAGACTATACTATAGATACCACCAATGCTTATATAGCAAAAACTTTGTGGGGTGAGGTTAAAATGAAGGGAACTATTTCTGTCACACAAGTAAATGCTGTACCTTTTGTTATAGTTTCAATATTAGGTGAAGATTACAGGCCTACAAGTAATAAATTTACATCTGTTGTTTTAGGGGAGGATGAGTTAGATATGTCCAACAGTAATGCTTATATTTCTACATCAGGAGGCTTTATTTTAGGAGGAGGAACATACACTATTAATTTAGATCAAATTTCTTACTTTATAGATTAAAAATATAAATACATGCAATTATATTATACAACTTCAGCAGGAGAAGATGAAGAACAATTATTACCCCAAGCCAGTCTTGGTGGTTTTAAATCTTCAACAGGGTTTAGAAATGATGATTTTGATAATTTGTTTGGGGAAATAAGTACTCTCACTCTAAAACAAAACAGAGATCATTATATAGGATTAATGTTAGTTAACGAAGAACAAACAGACAAAACTAACGTTCAGGTGTGGATAGAAAAGCCTGAAAACTCTATTTGCGATTTTCAGTTAGCAGCTGTTGACCCAGCTATGAAAGATGGGGTTTATCAAATAGAAAGAACAAGAGAAATATACAACCGTCCGGTTTACGCTAACTTTGTGACCACTGATGAACTAAATAAAGCTCAGATTGGCACTCTAACAGCAGGCAGTTATTTAGGATTATGGTTTAAACGTTCACTAACCGAAGAAGCAGTAAGTGGAAATGAAGAGTTTTTTGAAGAAGACCCCGATAGAAATAAAATGTATCGAGAAAAGGTAAAATCTCTATTAGAGGAAGTTAAGATTCAAATTTCATGGGATTAAAAAGTTTGGGGGAATTTTCTCCCTTTCTTTTTATGCAAATACATATAAAAGTTATATGTTTGCGATGTGAAAAAATTAGAACTATACATATCAGAAACTTACGAATACCTATTCCAGAGAACTTCTGGCAATCCTATGTTTAAATTCAATCTTACACAAAGCACAAGTAAGAATCTTGAAAATTTTTTAAACAGAATACCAGAAGGGGCAGGAGAAGAATGGGTATTTGATTTTCTATTGTTTCAATTCAGCCGTTACCACGATAAAAAAACAAAGATGGGGAAAGGGGTTGTTCCTTTCAGTTGGCTTGTAGGAAAGAAAGCATTTGATACATGGAATAACCGAACAGAACAACAAGTATGGTACAGTCACAAGTTCAAACTTGACTATGGGATTAAAAAGGATGTTGATTATGAGATAAACCTCTCTAAAAACTACAAAGATTCAATACGTAAAAGGTTTCTAAATACAGATAGAGGTTTTGTGTTTTGTAAAGAGAATTTTTTGAAGAGAGAAAAGGGGAATAGATATTGTTTAAAGTGTAAATTCAAAAATATTTGTAATGAGGTGTGAATATGGAGTTTGTTCAGGGTGTGACAATAAAAGGCTGATAGTAAACAAAACTCATAATTTATGTGATGAGTGTAACCATATAAGGTTACATGGGGAAACAAGGATTCAATCACACTATAAGAAAAATAAATGTGTGGGGAATAAAAGAAAAAACCAAATAGAGAAAGATGAAGAAACTTACGAAGAAGTATTCAGAGATAATCCTTGTAAGTGCGAAAATTGTGGAGCAACACTTCCTAATAAATTTAGAGATGATGAAGGAAAAATAATTGCCCGATTTCAGTATTCCCATATATTAAGTAAGGGGGCATGGCCTCAATACCGAAATAAAAGTTGGAATATTATGAAGAATTGTCTTCGGTGTCATGGAGAATGGGATTTTGGAGAGAAACAGCAAATGCCAGTATATAAAAAATGTAAACAATTAATTATTAATAAAACAGGTAGAGACTTATTAGTATGAATGACTATTTGAAAAGCGCAGGGAAAAGATTTTTAGACAAGTTTGGTAAAGAATTTTTAATTAACCCCATTTCTAATATAGACGGGGAAATAGTTACAGAAATTATAGAATTATTTAAAAAACTAAAAGCCAATGAGATTGTAGCAGTATTGAAAGAATATAAGTATAAAAAAGATACAGAAATAAGAGACTCCCTTTTAGATTTGAATACTAATTTTAAAACTAAGTCTGTAAGTATTGATAAAGAATTAGGAGAGGAAGAAGAAACGGAAGAAAAATCAAGAATCTTGTACTTCCGAGACTACCAAGAAACATTCATTAAAAAGTATTTTGTGTTGGGAGGAAGAAAAATGGTCTTTGTGGACAAAGAGACAAGAGCAGAGTTTCCTTCTATACTTCTAAATGAAGTTAGTGAATTAGCTACTTCTAAACCTATGTATTCAAATACTATGCTTATGTATGAATCAGAAGAAGAAAGGGATGAAGATTTTCAGATGTTACTTTCTGAAATGAAATAATCGTTGAGAATAATAAACATTAAAAATAGATGAAAATAAGGCTATATGAGAACGTAAATTTATCAGACATGAGAATATACCTAAATAAGAATTTCAGCAAGAGAAACGGTGCTGAGATAACAATTCCAGACGTTCAGGGGTATATTGAAAGGGGTAAACTTCCCGGATATATGGGTAACTATTCAATAGAAAGAAATAAGGAAATAAAAAGTGTTAAACTGTATAACTTAATTAAAAATGGCTGATTACAAAAATTACATTTTTACTGTTGACGTTGAAACAGGAGGATTGCCTTCTAAGCTGAAAAAGAAAGCAGTTCATGAGGTAGCATTGACAGAGATTGCGTGGGTAATTATAGATAATGATACTCTTGAGATTGTTGAAAAAGAAAGTTGGCTAATTAAACCTTACGATGACAATTTGATCTATGATCCATTTGCTGCCAAAGCCTCAAATATCACAAAAGAAATGTGTGAAGAACAGGGTGTAACTATTGAAGAAGCATTTGAAGGCACTCTACAACTATTGAAGAAATATAAAAGAGGGAGAAAGAAACCGTATCTTGCAGGACAAAACATATTAAAATTTGATTTAGATTTCATTGAAGGGTTTTTTGAATGGAATAAAAAAGATGCTTCAGATTTCTTTCATGAAGAAATTATAGATACAATGGTTTGGTCTCGTCACCGTTGGCCGGAGGAAGGTAAGCATAATCTTGCTGTAATATCAGAGCGTTGCGGATTAGAACATACAGAAGCCCACAGAGCATTGCCCGATACTGTTATTACAGGGCAAGTGGTTATAGATTTCATAAAAGGTATGAGAGGAATGGGAAGTAAGGTTGAAGAAAAAGAGGAAGTAAGATTTAGGGACACATTTGAAATTTAAAATATGCCGAATATTGAAGAAAATAAAGATGAAATATTACTATCATACAGACAAATACAACAGGTTCAACAATATTCAAATGAAATAATAGACAATCTACCAGCAAAAGCTTTAGATGAGTTATTAGGAGGGTATTACTATGACCAAGAAGGATTGTTGAATGAGATATACAGTCAGGTAAATTCTGTATTGAACTTAGGGGGTAGTTTAAATTCAGACAGGTTAGGGTATCTGGACGACCTGGAAGAAAGTATGGACAGAACTTTACGTAAACTGTCTTACAATTACTTCAAAACAACATGCCTTCCTAATTTCAATCAAGGGTGGAGGAATTTAGAATGGGGAAACCTTGTTCAATTATATCCGTGGTCGTTGTTTTTGGCTGCAAGGGGACATGGAAAATGCGAATCTCCTGACACTGAGGTAGTTATGTATGATGGTTCTCTAAAACAAATAAAAGATATTGTTGTAGGGGATAGAGTGATGGGTGTTGATAGCACCCCAAGAACTGTATTGTCAACATATAAAGGTGAAGATGATATGTATGAGGTTATTCAAACAAATGGTTTGAATTATAGGGTAAATTCAGAACACCTTATTGTTTTCGGAGAAGAAGGAGAATTGGAAATAAAAACTCTTCCTGCTAATATCTTTCACAAACAACAAAAAAGAAATTACAATCGTATTGGGTTAAAGAGTCTGATTAAAGAAAAAGATTGGGAATTATGGAATGAAAGTAATTACCTTAATACAAAATTTTTAGGTAAAGGGGAATATTGCGGGATAACTGTAGATAAAGACCATTTATATTTAGGTAAAGATGGGACAGTAAAACACAATTCGTTTGAGTGGGTGTTTGGGTTTTTAATTTGGAGATTGTATAGTTACGACAGGCCAGATTACCACCAAAGAGATACTATAGATAATAAAAATAGGAAAGAAACTTTGATAATAACTAATGAAAGTTCTTTGGGGGTTACTCACCTTGCTAAAGTTATTGAAGAAATAAACCATAATGATGTTTTAAAAGAAAAACTTAATCCCACAGGAAAAGAATTAGGGAAGACAGGGTTTGCGACCGCAACAGGTTCTCTTGTAAAATTACGTTCTTTATTTAGCTCAGGAATTAGAGGAAACCATTGCGGAACGGTAATTTATGATGATTTATTAGATGAAAGTTCACTTTATTCTAAAGATCAAAGAGCAAAAGCAAAAGAAATTTTTTACGGAGCAATAACACCAGTAGTTGAACCGGGAGGATTTTTAGTTGGTGGTGGTTGTGTAAACCCTAATAGTATTATCCAAACAGATAATGGGTTGCAGAGAATTGGGAATATCTCTCCTAAGTCATCATTAAAAGAAAAAGATGTTGTTGACTTTAATTATAGTGTTTATGGAAAGAATGGTTATCAATTAACATCTAAGTATTGGTATAATGGGTTAACTGATACTAATAAAATTAAAACATTAATAGGTTTAAATTTAGAATGTAGCCAAATACACCCTTTATATAAGTTGAATGAAAACAGTTTAATAGAATGGAAACAATCCAAAGAACTTAAGGTAGGTGATTATATAGGGGTTTTGTATAATACAGGTATTGGAAATGGAGAGAAAATTAAACTAAGTCATAAAAAATATGATGTTGATTATCCTAATAGAGTCATCTTATCCCATGATGGATTTTTAGATAAAGATTTAGCTTATTTTATGGGACTGTGGGTTGCTGACGGCAGTTTTAGTAAATGTAAATCTGGATTTACTATCACTAAATTAAACAAAGGAGTTAGAGATTTTGTTTTGTCGGGATTCAATAATACTAAATTTAAAGCTGTTGATGATATACACATGAACTTTAATAGTGTTGATATGTTAGATATTTTTCAGCAAGTAGGAATGAAAATATCGACAGCTAAAGATAAGTCTATCCCCGATAAAATATTATCATCAGACAAAGAAACAATTACTTCATTTTTATCTGGAATGTTTGATGGAGATGGATGTTTTAGTAATAATTTCATATCTTACTCAAGTATAAGTGAAAATTTAATAGACACACTTCAAGTTATATTATTACATTTAGGTATTATATCTTATAAAAGAAATGTAGGAATAGGTATATCTAAAAAGGTTGTAGGGAAACATGACCTGTTTACCTTGTCTATTTATGGAAAATCAGTAGAAGTGTTTATGAACACCATTGGTTTTAGATATAGCGGCAAAGGAGATAATTTTAATCCAGATAGATTGAATGTAGAAATTATTACCGGAGTACCGTTCCAAAATAAATTAATAAAACAAATAAGGGAAGAAAATAAAGAAATATTAAAACCAAGAAAATTAAAATCTCCCGTTAAAACCAATAAATTAGTAAGTGAAAGGATTAAATATAAATACTTAAAGAGTATGTATGATTGGTTTGTATCATGCGGATGCAAAGGGGATAGTTTAGAAAAGTTAGGTGTTATTTGTGAAAATGAAAATATATTGTGGCTACCTATAGAATCTATAAATAAAGGACAATGTTATACGGTTGATTTTGTAATACCAGAAGGTCATAATTTTGTTTCAAATGGTATAATTTCACACAACACCCCCTACGCAAGTGGAGATTTGTACACCGATATAAAAAATGATCCAAACCACATGGTTTTTGAATACCCAGCTATTGTTCCTCAATATAATAATGGTACATTGGGGTATAAATTATTAGCCCCTGATAGATTCACATATAAAGGATTGTTAGATATTAAAGAATCATTAGGTTCTGCTGTGTTTTCCCGTGAGTATTTAACTTCACCGGTTACAGATGGAAGTTCGCTATTCCCTTATGAAATCCTTGACAAGTGCCATATTGGAATGGAGAATATAGGATTTGCTAACAATATAGAATCATTCCCTGTTAAGATGAAAAGGGTTATTTGTGGTTGCGATTTTGCAATTTCTGGGAATATTGGTTCTGATTTTAGCGTCTTTAGTGTTTGGGGGATAGACAATAACGAGACTTACTATCTTATGTATGTTTGGCGTAAAAGCGGAGCAAGCCATAATGAACAGGTAAATCAAATTGTGGCTATTGATCAAAGATTTAAGCCAAACATGATAGTTTGTGAGAACAACGGTTTTCAAAAAATTATTGCTGATTTAGCTAAACAAAGAGGGTTAAGGAATATTGAACCTTTTACAACAACAAGTCACAATAAAAAGAATAGCTATGACGGTTTACCTTCATTGGCAGCAATAATGGAGCGTGGTCAAATGCGTATGCCTTACAAAGAAGGAACAACACGTGACACAGTTGAAGTATTTAGGCAAGAGTTCCATGAAATATCTTTCAATGAAGATAAAGGCACTTTAGAGGGTGTGGGAACGCATGATGATTGTCCAATGAGTACTTTCTTCGCTATAACAAAATTGAGGGAGAATACAGTAAGATTTAGAGCACATTTAGTGTAAATATTTTAAATTCGTTATTAACATGTCAAACAAATTAACTGACAATTTCTTGCTTGAGTTGTTTAAACTCGCATTCCTTAAACAGCCAGTTCTTGAATCTGTGGTCACTCATTTAAAATATGAGTTCATCCCTATTGAATTGGCTCATTACAAAAAGGTTTTAAAATCAATAGTTAATATTTATAAGGTTTCCGGTAAACTTCCCACCTACGGTGCGGTAAGCCAACAACACAATCTTGATTCAGATGTTCAGGAATTATTGAAAGATATAAAAGACTGCCACGTTGCTGATTCTGAGATTATATTTGACCAACTTGAAGAATACATTAAGAGTATCAGGTTTCAGATACTTAGTGATCAGATTTATGATTTATACACAGAAGGAAGAAAAGAAGAAGCTATTACCCTATCAGCTAAAGAAAGTGAGGGAATAGCTAACTTCTCTATTCGTAACGACAATGGTAAATATCTAAGGTTATTCAAAGATTTTACAGAACAACAAAGGGCAAGAAGGGTAGATGAAGAGGAAGAAGTATCTGAAAAAGTTCCCTTTGGTATTGATTTTCTTGATGATTTGACTCATGGGGGAATAGATATAACGGAAACTGCATTAATTATTGCACGTTCAGGTATTGGTAAATCAACAAGTCTTAAATGGACTGGTTTTTATGCAGCCCGGTTAGGCTATGATGTTTTACATATTCAGTTAGAGGGTTCAGAAAAGGAAGCATACGATAAATATGCACAAGTTTGGACTGGATTAAGTTATACTAATATAAGAACAGGCAATATACCGCAAAAAGAATTTGAAGGCTTCGAGAAGGCTGCTAAGATGATGAATAATAAGGGTAAGGAACTTACTATTTATTCATTTGAAAAGTTCGATGATGTTACAATGTCAGATATACGGGATATTACTTTAGAATATGAACGTATAAATGGAAAAGTACCTGATCTGATTGTGATTGATTCTTTAGACCTTGTTCATCCGGGAGATGGACTGAAGTATGGGGTTGACACACAAAGCATAAAAATGAAACTTCAAAACTCAGCTAAAAGGATGAAGAACTTAACAGTTGAGTTGAAAACAAGAATATTGACTGCTACACAAACTGGAGATGTTCCACCAACAATATGGAATGATCCTGATAAGGTAATAACAAGAAACAACACAGAAGGAGATAAAACACTTGTAAAACCTTTCTCATACGTTTACACCCTAAATCAAACAGACGATGAATTAAAGATGAAGGAGATGCGTATTTATATAGATAAGTTCCGTAACTACTCAGTAGGAAATAAAATATATAAGATATGCACTCACTATGAGAATGGTAGGTTTTACGACAAAAAGAGAACTGCTAAAAAATACCTGAAGCAAGATGATTAAAGTTGAGAAAGTCAAAGAAGCTTTAAACTTACATTCTTTCGGTGCCAAAGGTTGGATGACAAATAGGAGTATAAATTGTCCAGAGTGCGGAAGAGCAGGTAAGTTTGGGTTTAAGTTTGATAAAAAAGGTGGTGCTGTTCATTGTTTTTTCTGTGACCACTCTCAAAACATATATAAGTATTTAAGGAGCATAAACAGAAAAGATTTAATATCTAATGATGTTGAAATTAGCCTTGAATCTGGTCTTAAAAATATAAAAAGGGGTAATACCCCAGAGGAAGAAAAAGAGGACGTAAAAGAGGTTAATTTGCCACGAGGATTCAAAAGAATATATGACGATGAATATTTGAATGACAGGGGATGGTTGCCGGAACATTATGAAGAGTATGAAGTGGGTTACACTAAACATTTTTTAGAAAAGAAGCTTCATGGGTATTTAATATTCTCCATATTTCAAGAAGGGAAAAGAGTTAGTTGGTTAGCCAGAACAAAACACAACTATCAATGGCATAAAGAAAATATAATGGCAGCTAAAGAGGGGAAAGAAAAATTGATGCCACGTTACAGGAATAGCGATGGAACAGAGTTTGATGAAATATTAGGGGGTTCGGATAAAATAACAGAAAATACGCATACCGTTATCCTTGTAGAAGGCATGATGGATGCTATAAATACAGACAATATTTTAGGGTTAAATGAAACAGAGGAAGTAAAATGTTGCTTTACTTTTGGGAATAAAGTAAGTGATAACCAAATAAATATTTTAAGAAATAAAAAGAGTGTTGCTACTGTAATATTGATGTATGATGAAGGCACAATAAAACAATCAAAAACTTATGGGCTAAAACTTTGTAAATATTACGAAACTTTTATAACTTTAAATAAAAACCCAGATGTTGACCCCGGAAATATGGATTTGAGATTCGCCATAAATCTATTGAAACACAAACAACCTGCATTAGAATTTTATTTAAACGTAATAGAAAGAAAGAGTTATGGCTAAAAAGAGTAGGGATATACCTATCACAGAGTATTTTACAAATTTACAATTAGAGTGGATTTCTTACAAGTTGAGGGAATTAACTTACGACCGTGAAATTGACCGTAAGAGATTCCACGATATATGTGAAATGAAAAAAGAGAAGATTGAAAAGTTTGCTTTTAGGAATTGTTGCAATTCCATTTTTTCTTCAGAAAGTATGAAGAATAAATATGTAAATAAATTTTTAGGTGATGGGTTTGGCCTTCCTAATTTTCAGTACAGAGATGAAAGACAAAGAGAAGTAAATGGAATGTGGGATAAAGTTCACTATTTTAAATGTGGCGTTGAGATAAAGAATCAAGGCAATAAATATAAAATTAGAAGGAATATGCCTAAAATGGGCAAGGTGCAGGTAGGTGTTGGGGGTGATTCTCAACAATTCTATTACGAAGATATAAAGGTTTTAGGTATTTTTGATGAAATTTTTAATATGATTAAGTAAATGGGTAACTGGCAACAAGAAATTGAAGACAAGAATTATTTCCAAGCATATAATTTGGAAAAATCTTTTAGTCCTGATTTGATTACTGAGAGCGAATTTAAAGACCTTTTAGATAATGGGTATGAGTTAGTATCAGATAATATAGAAAAGGCTGAAAAGGACACTTCTAAACTAATAAAAAAGGAAGTGTGGGTAAGTCGAGGAGGTAAAACCTTCAAACAGACGGTATATGTAAAACCTTCTTCTGAAGAACAAGAAGAAACGCCTGTTGGTTTTGAGTTGTCTCCCGAAGTTAAAGGAATGCAGATTGAAAAGTATTCTGATAAAGCTATATTAATAAAAGGAGATACTTACGCAAACGTGGACACCATGCGTGGGATCAAGAAAGAATTAGGTGTTGGAAGTTTTAATAAAAAATTATCCGGTTGGGTATTCCCTATTAAGTTTTTAGAGACTGTTTTAGGTTACTTGTGGTCAGACGTAAAAGAAAAAGATGAAGAAAAAGCGGAAGCAATCAAAAATCAAAAAAATTCTGGATTAGATGTAGGGCAAGAAATTAATATAGGAGAAGAAAAAGGAACTGTTGAAGAAAATGTTTCAGATAATACAGGAATAAAATACAATATAAAAACAGAAACGGGGTTATTTTTAAATAGAGTAGATGAGAGGATATTAGATGTTCAGCCGGAAACAGACAATAAGAAAATTTCAGAAATTTTAAATAATGTAACCCCAGAAAGTAGATTTAAAACCACTAAAAAACTTTTCGGAATAAAACCTATTCAGGATATTCATAATTATTCTTTACGTGAATATATGGAACTTCACGGTATCGGTAATGAAGATATTGAGAAGGCTATAAATAGAATTAAAGGGAAGAAAGAAAAAAGCGAAGAATCTAAACCAAAACCAACTACTTCAGGAGGTGGTGGAGTAAAGAAAGAAAAAAGCCAAGAACTTACCAAGAATCAAATAATTTCTAAACTTATATATAATCATTATCAGGCTGTACGTTCGGCTGTTGAAAAAGGAGAGGAGTTAAGGCCGGAAGCGTTAGAATTGTATGATGAACTCAAAACTTTATATAATCAAAAAAGAAAAGCAATGTCGGAAGAAACTAAACGTAAAATTTCCGAAGCATTGAAGAAAAATAAACAAGAAGCAGGAGAAGTTGTAGATAATTTCACTAAAGAAGAGATAGATGAAATAAAAAATTCTTTCAAAGATGCTGTAAACGAAATGGTAGATAAAGAACAGTCTGTTTTGGCAGATATGTTAGTGAAAAAAGAAAAGTTAGAAGGGGAGATAAAAGATTTACGTGAAAAAGAAACGGGTTCGGAAAATTATGAAGATAGAGCTTCTTTAGGTAAAAAGAGACTGGAGAAAAGAGGAGAACTTGAAAAATTAAATAGTGATATACGTCAACAAAAGAATGTTGTTAAAGTACTTTCCAATAAAGGTGATTTAGCTACGGTTACAGATAAGGTGGGAGTAAAACACGATAGAGTTCCTGACTTTACAAAAGTTGATACAGAAGATATTGATTTTAATGTAGATAATATTTTAACGAAAGACAAACCTTACTATATTCCTGAAATAAATGAGGATGATTTTAGGAGTGGAGGCTATATTTTTGATGTGATTAAGATTGGTGATGATAAATACATGTTGTCCACTAATAAATATAAAGAATTTTCTGAGGTAAAGGATGGTCTGACTATAGAAAGAGGGGATTACAATCCTAAAGATGGTAACTTTGTAATGATGACCTTAGATCAAGTCGTGTTAACGCAGGATTACTATTCTACTAAACAGAAAGCTAAATTCAAAGAAGAAGCTGAAAGAAAAAATAAAAGACAATTAGAACATTGGAATACTTTTACGGATAAAAGTAAAGAATATTACTACAATCAGCGTAATTTCTACGAAGGTATGCCCGTTGCTGTAAAAAAGAAAATATCTAAAGAAAAATGGCAATCTTTATCTATAGAAGAGAAAGAGAAATATTATATCCCTGTTAAAAAGTATAGACCTCAAAAATTAAAATCTAAATTTGATGATAAACACATGGCTAGTTCATTCCATTCTATGTATGAAAGATTTGTTGACCCTGAAAAACAAAGAACAGACGGTAAGGGTAGAACGCTAAAAAGAGGAGAAAGATCTTACAGTAGTTATGCTAATCCAGAAGTTTTTCAAACTTGGAGGGATTATAGGCAAACAATAGGATGGAAAATTAACGATATTAATATTCAAAGGGAAGAAATATCTGAACAAAGAAGTAAGGCTTTAGAAACTTCTTATGGTGAATCTGGGACTAAAGACATTTTAAAAGACAAATACGGAATAAAAGTAAAAAGACAGAATGGTGAAGAAATTCAACCCACACAAGTTGAACAAATAGAAAAAGCATGGAATAACATTCAAAAGACTTACGGTAATTTAAAAGAAAGTGCTTCAAAAGATAATTTGAAAATTTCTCATGCTGGAGAAACTTATATGTTCGCAAGTAAAGCAGTAGGCGTTTACGTTCCTTCAATGGGAACAATAGGTGTGACAGCTAAATTAGGAGATGATCAATTAGGTTTTACTTTAGGTCATGAAGTTGCTCACTGGTTAGACGATATAGTTGGAAGAAAAGAAGGGAAAAGGCACGCTTCAGATAATTATGATTCTACTGCTGGACAGATAGCCACAACTTTTAGACAGAAGATGAATAAGGCTACTAATAGTAATTATCTTAACTCTACCCATGAATGTTTAGCACGTGC